TCGCCAGTCAATCACATCAGTGAGTTTTAGCACAAGAAATACAATAAATAAAATGCCTCCGAATCCTATACCCGTACTACCTGTTTCTGATATTCTATTCTTCATATCATCTCGCATAATAATTTACTCCTTTTTATATATATTTGATGCGCCAACGCACATTGGCGTGCCAATGTTGACAGGTGTTAAATTTTGGTCTTTTTTTTCGCTTAGGGCAATAATAGTCTTGTTTTCCAAATACAAGAGAAAAAGACCACCTAAGCTTGCAAGTTTTGCACGTCTTCTCCATTATCAAATTCTTTGTAATGTCTTTTTTAGCCAGTTGCATTACTTGCCACTTATTCCTTCTCTTTTGGCTCTTCGCTTAGCGAATTTTTTCTCACGCTTAAGAGCTTTGCGTTTTTTGTTTCTCTCGCGCCGGTTTTCTTCTCGATATCTCTTACATTTATCGGAATTACGACCGATCTTACGGGACCCTCTACCAATACCCGCTATCTTTGCCATAACTTTACTCCTTTATTTTCTATTATATACCATTTTTCAAGGTTTGTAAAGTATTTATTTCCTATTTTTAATAATCAGTGCTGATTTTAAACCCCAATGATTCTTGCGTATGTGGTGTTGCTTCCATTGTAATGTCAAATCCAAATTCGCTAAAAACGGTCTGGATTAAACATCTTTTTTCGTCAGGATTATTTTTCTTAAATTCAATCATATTATTATATAACTCTCTGACAGTTGTTTCAGTAAGAGATATTGTTGCTTCATGTAATTTTATATCCACTTCTATTGCTCCTATTGTTATGTATGGTATATATGTGTCCACCACAAAAAAAAGCGCCTCATATGAGACGCTTTTAATTGTTAATATAACTCTGTATATCAATTAATTAGATTAGGTAGATTCAGCAGTAATAAAATCTACATCCATTAATGCATACAGTAATTCACCCAACGGAACCTTCACCAGACCGTAACGAGCTATAAAGCCTCGCCTTGGTGTAAAATCTTCTGGGCCGTAAATAACAGGAGTCAATTGAGTAACGTAAGGTGAGTAAACAACACCAGCACCAAACGGACTAGTTGGACTCTTGTGACCTAATAAGATTTTCTCTTCTGGGAATAGAGGATCTTTATAAACGTCAAATTTGCCAGCATAACTACCGGCTTTAACGATTCCAAGACCACCAGTTGCTGTAACTGGGTTAGGAATAAATCCTCTTAAGACCTCAAACTGGGATGAAATTCTGGTAGATGTTACAATCCAGTTAGCTGGACCGATCTTGCTCTTTCTATAAATTTCATTTGAAACTTCAATGACCTGATTTACTAAAGCAAGATGTCTATCAAGGTAGTTACCAACAGTGTTGTTGTTGGTATCCCATCTCCAATTATACTTACTCTTGGTGGCTGCGCTAAACATACACTTTCTCACGATTTCACGATCGATCTCAGCGATCATTTCGTTAGAAACGAGAGAAGTAAGTTCGGCTTCAGCGTTCAAGTTATGGTAAGCTTTCAAGTCCTGCTCAGCTTCGTTTGACCAATGAGCTTTAAGCTTCCTGGTCTTTGCTACAACAGGAGTTTGAGAGATGGTAATTTTCATCTCAGGAATCTCGTCTGAAAACTCTAGGTTGATATCATAGCTGATTTCAACTTTGAAGCTTTCGGTTCCGGATGCGCGGGTAACAGTTACAGTATTGCCATCAAGGCCTGTAACTGTGTAATGAGTTGATACATTGCCATATATATCGAGTACTACGCCACTTGCGGTACCTTTTGTGCCTGTGAAGCTATAAATAACTTCTCCACCAGACTCTCCAGTATCTAAATTGGTAGCAACTTCCCTAATAATCTGACCTGATACGGCACATGCAGCATTTGCTGCATTGGTCCACTTATGTGTTGCATATGTGTGCAGAGTGGTCAAAGTATCCATAGCAAATGTGGCTGTTCCATTAGTGTTATTAGCAATAAATGGACCTACAGTTGCTTTTGAATAGTAAGGTGAGTAACCCTGCCAACCTTCATCAGGATGGGTCTTAGGTGCTGATGCTGCAAATGCAGAATATTCAGCTCCCTGAGTTACGTTACCCTTAGTTGTACCAAATACATACTTAAGGTAAAAAATGACAGCAGCTGGTCCAGCCATTGGCTGAACTGACACGATATTATTGGCGATAAGGTTAGGGAACACACGTCTTACGATTGGAAGCATGATCTTCTGAATACCTGTTACCTGAGATGCTTGTGTTACAGCACCCATATCTTCTGCTTCACTAAGGTACTCGGCTTCATTTTCAAGAAGCATTGCTGTGTTAACTCTGATGTACTCATCTTCAATGCCTTCAAGAAAAGGCTCCCATTTAGTAAGAAGTCGTTCTGTCTCTTCTTTAAGAAGTCTACGCTTATCGATCATTATATAATACCCTCCTTAATTTCGCTGTCCGGTTATTTTTCAAAGAACGATTCTTTTATTGTTACTTTTTCTTAACGCCAGAAAGTTCTAGCATTTCATCAAGAGCTTCATCAAACTCTTGTCTCTCCTCTTCGACTAGAGGCTCAATGTCTCCAGTTTTAGATTTGATTTTAATTTCTTCTTCTGTAAATTCTGGCTCTTCAACTGCGGGCTCTTCGGGCTCTTCGTCTTTGTCTTTTTTCTTCTTTTTCTTCTTCTTTTTCTTCTTCTTGCCGTCTTCTCCCTCTTCCTCTTCTTCTTCCTCTTCATCTTTTTCTGGTTCTGCTTCAAAATCTAGTTCATCTTCCTTCTTTTTGGCTTCGCTTAAAGCCTCTTTAATAGCTGCGAATCTTTCAACAACTTCTTCTTCAGTTCCTTCACCAATAAGGCTAACAACAACCTTTTTAACTTCTTCTGATAAATCTTCTACAAGTTCCATCAGTTTCTTGCAACCCTTGGTGACTTCTAACTCTTCCTGAAGTTCTTCATTCATCTCAGCCATCTTAGCAAATTCGGAAGCATAACGCTCTGCCTCTGAACCATTAATAAGAGGATATACCAAAGTCTTGACAGTCTCAAGAACTTTCATTTCTGGAGTATCATAACTCTCTGCAAGGACTTCTGCCTTGATTTGTTCATACATCTCTTTTAGAGCTGTTACAAATCTCTTGGTAAAGACCTTTTTCATCTTTTCTCGAATGTCCGCTACCAGAGTTGTGTACTCTTCTTGGAGAGCGCTTTCCATTTCTTCGTATTTTAATGTAAGCTCTTCTTCTACTTTATCTATTACACCCTGTTTCCAGGTTTCAAGCTGCTCTCTTAATTCTTTCTGATCTTCATCAGATAGTTCAATATTCTCTAGTCCCATGTATTATTCCTCCTCTGTTGTTATCTTATCCGATGCAAATTCGGTTTTTGCTTTAGACAATGTTTCAGGATTAAACCCTCTATAACCGAGTTTTTCTAGTGCTTTGCTAATTACTTCTTCGCCAAATTCTTCTTTTACTTTCTTCAGCTTAGCTTCTGTTAAACCTACTTTTATCATGCCATTAGTATTTTTTAGTTCAAGATGCCAGTAATGACTTACATGATTGCGTAAGGTGCCATATGAACCGCAACTGCCCTCTTTCAAATAAAATCTCGTGTTATTGGATATACCAATATACTCTCTTTTGAGATCAATATGCAATTTTTCAGTCAGATCGTCCATATCAAATATATCTTCAATCACAATCGACATAGAAACTTTATCTTCTTCAGCTGTTTCTTCCTTTTCTTCATATACAACCTGTGGAAATGCCTTTGGTGTTGAAGGATCAGAAACAATATCAAAAGTTACCATTTTGTAATCATCAGAAACTTCATCTACTCCATTATGCTTCTTGACCGAACCAAATCCTCGTGAAGATATGCCGAGCATAACGCCATTTTTCAGAAGCTCCTGCAAGACTCTGCCGCTTGGAGTTTCTAAAACAGTAGCCTCGCCATACATTTCTCCATTAGTTCTCATTTCCAACATAGTAATCATATGAGATACTTTATCTAAATGAATTTTAGCGTCGGCTGGATGATCCAACTCTCCCAGAACTCTCTTCTCCTCAATTATTGGCTGCATTCGTGATACTTCTTTTTCTAATACAGAGCGAGGATAGAAACGTCCATTACCATTTTTAACATCTGCCTGCTGAAAAACACCCTTTAGTCTATATGCTTTTACCCGATCATTTTCATCTTTGTCTTCGGTTAATTCATACTTAAAGTCCATTACATCTTGAATAACAGGCATGTTCTCTACTATGACTTGCTGATCCGCCATTATATTTGTCCTCCTGTTATTTTTCTTCGAGCTCTGCTGTTTTCTCAGGCTCTTCTTCTTTGTCCTTCTCTTTCTCTTTTTCTGGTTCCTCAGTTGCTCCCTGCAGAAAATCAATGATATCTTTCATTCTATCATCTGTGACTCCCTTGGCTTTTGCGTTTTCTAGATCAGTAATAATACCTTCGAGATAATCAGCTTCTTCAGAATCCGCTTCAACCTGTTTCTTAATAGCTTTGAAAGTAGCAATAATTTCTTTCAATTCTTCTGTCTCCACATCATCGGCAACCTTTGCTTTCTTTTTAGGTTCCTCTGGCTCTAGTTCAGGAGCTGGAGCTGCGGGAAGTTCTGCCTCTTGTTCGAACATTATCTGAGCAATCTGTTCTGGTGTTGCTCCAAGAGAATTAAAGTAACTCTCTTTGATTGCTGCGATGTCCGGATGCTGCATAAGATTCTTCATTATATCAACTAGAACATTAGCATCTTTTGATTCTACCATAAGAGCTGTTTTTAGCATTACTTCTTCGAACCTTGAAGGCTCGAGCAAGAACAATTCTTTGTTATCTTCAAAAAATGATTCAGCTGCCTCTAAAGAGGTTTCAAGATCTTCCGCTTGTTTTAAGTCCATTGTGAAGTTCGTGAATTTCTGTCTGAATGCATCTGTTTTCCAGAGTTTATAAAGCTTTCCGGCGAGAGCTTGCATCTTTTTCTTGATTGTTTTATCTTCAAGATCTGTGATATCGGGCTCTAAATACGTATAAATATTAGTATCTACCTTGTAGCCCTTTTTGTTTGTAAAATCAACTTTATTTAATGATTGCGCAATTGGATTTTCTTCGAGCCTCAATCTTGCTGCTACTTTTTTCATGAAAGACTTATTAAGCAGCTCCATAACCATTGCATAATTCTTGTCTCGGAGGCCTCTTAAATTACGTTTTACTTTAATGTCGGTACTTTCATGAATTTTCATTAACTTATTGTCTAGAGCCTCTGTAATCTCTTTTCTTGCATTATCGTAGTATTTTAATCGAAATCCTTCTACGAGTTCATCAAGAGTAACACGAGGATCATTAACAATATCGAACAATTGATTGACTTTATTTTCAAGTACAGTATCATCATTCTCTATTAATGCTATAGACTCAAACTTACCAAAGCTTAATATTCCATCTGAATATTGATAATCACAAATATAAGGTTGATTCTTATCCTCATCTAAAAGGATAAACTTGTCATCGAATAGTGCCATCAAAGCTGCGTTCTCAGATTCTGCGAAGATTCCGGAGAATTTATCAAATAATTTGTCACTACTTTTCGATGCAACCTTTCGGAATTGGTTATATGTTAATTCCATAAACACATTCCTCCTATTTCAGTTTCTTCTTTTTATTATTCAAACTTTCTTGTAGGCCTTTAAATTCGCCCTTAATAAATTGACTGCGATATTTATTAGTTACATGCCGACTTTCGGCCGCATTATGTTTAACATTATCTTTGTTCTTATTGCGCCTTTGCTCAATTTCTTTTAGGAATTCTCCTATCGCCTTTTTGTTCTCAAGGAGATATTGCTTTTTATTTATATCGACCTCTTGACCTGCGACCTCAGGTCCGGGCGCTGGTGGAGGTGGTGGAGGAGGTACTTCTCCGCCGGCCTCGGGGCCAACTGGAGGCATTTCACCGGGCGCTCCCATTTCAGGAGCCCCTGCCATACCACCAGCTTCTGGAGGAGCTGCGCCAAGACCAGGACCTGGCGCGCCAGCCATTCCTGGCGCACCTACACCGCCTGCTTGCATCTGAGTCAATGGAGATGCCATTTGTAATTGTAATTCGGTTGTAAGATCTGAGATCTCCTTTTCTGAAAATTTCATTATTTTTTCATAAATCCATTTCTTTGATAGAAAACCTTCCGTAGTAAGCATAGTGTTTACAAGATTCATTTTTTGACTCAATACCTCCATTTCAAGTAACTCCGCTATGTTAGATGGAGGTGTAATCTCAATTTTAAAATTTCTTAGATCGTCCCCTCTAAATCTCTTGGCTGTAAGGGCGACGATAGCGATTTTCTCAAGGCCTTTAACAATATGCCGTTGAATTCTTTCTATAGTTCGGGCAAATTTTATGTCCATCTGACTCAGAGCGTTTCTGGTATCCATGCCTCCTCCCTCTTGCATATATTGAGGAGGAATATGCATGCATTTCATTAACTTATCTCTGAAGTACTTTGTGTCATCAATCTCGTTTAACTGCCGGCCGCCCTGCAAAACATCAATTCGGGTTCCTTGTGCGCCCTGTTGGCCAGATCTGACTGGAATCCAAAAATCTTCAAGAATAGACAGAGGCGTGGCTTTCTCGCTTATTTTGCCTGTAGTAGGATCGATCCACCGCTTTTTTCTGAACTTGGCCTTTATTCTATCAACCCATTTTTCGCCTTCAGCAGTTGACATAGTACCTATGTCAATATAAAACACTCTCTTTTCTGGGGCTCGCTCAAGTCGATAAACAAGCATAGCATCTTCCATAAGGGCTAGCTGCTTATATGTTCTGCGACCTGATTCAAAAACTGATCTACCATAAGGAGCATAGACATTATCATCTATTTTGAAATGTACTACCTCCCACGGCTGTAAAGTTACTGCTTTCGCTGAATGCCTTTCAGAAGCATAAGTTGTTCGAGGTTGGTGAGGATCCTTGATGTTCTTATGCACGAGAAACTTTAACAGATTACCATCAATTTCGATACGCTCGACATTCATCGGTGGAAGATATTTTAAAGAAATTATTTCTTTCTTAGCATCATCCAAAATAATCTCATAGAAATTATCACCATACTGACAGGTTCCAAAGAAGTACTTCCATAGCTCCGCGTTCAAATCCAGGTTATCAAAAAATGTTTCTTCTAAGGTGCTGACAATATCGTCATTATTTGAGCTAATGTCAATAACAAAACCGTCGGGATTTGTCTGACTGCCATCATCAGCATAAGTTGTCAAACCAAGTTCAAGTTCTGGGATTTGTATCATAGCCGTATAATCTTTATATCTATCTCGGCGCTCGTTAGAGATGTCCATATAAGATGTCATCCAACGATAAACGTCGGAGTCGATCGCATCTCTATCTTTTAATATATCTATCGCGCGGCTTGAGTCAAGATCTTTGGCAGTTAACTTAAGTTTATTGAAAAACTCTTGATATTGTACGCTACGTTTGCTTGCCATTTTTTATTCTATCTCTTGAAAATTGTTTTTGTCAAACGTAAGAGGAACAACGACGTCCATACCATCGACCGCATCGTCAATATTATCCAGAAAATCAACTGAAATACCAGCTTTTTCAAAAAACGTGTTCCACTTATCACTACAGAATTCACGTGTCTCGGGGCCAATAAGCTTTTTGAGTGGAATGTAAAGGACTATAGTATCATCCTTTGCGGTGACAGACATAAACTTTATATCGACGTCTGCCGCATCACACGCTTTTTTTAACCGCTTGTTGAATTCTCTCTCTCGCTCATCAATGGCTTCCATTAAGCGATCAAATTTATTTTTATCTTGAAGGCCTTTTGCCTTCATGATCTGTTTGAGTGATTTCATGAGCTAATCCACCTTCCTCCGGACTATCCTGCTCAGGCTCTATACCCAAGCTTGGAATAGGCTGTTTCATAATTTTATTTAATTCTTTGTTCATACCCTTATAAAGATCCTTCCATTTCATATCTTATCTCCTTACTAACTGCTCAAAATAGACATCATTCTATCGTACTCTCAAAAATAAATGTAAAAATATCATTTAATGATTTAAATCTATAATTATTTACAATCTCTACAGTACCCAACACAGCAGCTGCGAAATTATTACTACCCAAATCTATACGTGTCGCTTGACAAATTTTAGGTTTTGCTTTTCCCCACTGTAAAGTCACATAATTAGGTCGACGCATGGTTACTATAACATTTTTACCATATACTCCCCTAATCATTTTTGAGAGCTTATCAACAGTTGGCATGTCCATTATGTTCTACTTTTTATATTCAATCTTACAATGCGCTTATCGGCACCACCAGGCAGAGCCACCAATGCTTGCACAGGCGCTCCCTCTTCGCTGTTTATAACTTTGAGAATTTTATAACTTAACTCAGTGCCATCGCCTTGTCTGACATATACTTCTTCTCCAACCTTCGGAATTTCAGCAACATTAACACTGCGGCCACGAATTGTTCGCACATTGGTGCCTCTGTTCTTTCTAACTATACCATCAGCTGAAACCGGTTTGCGACTAAGAACCTTATCGGACGGTAAATTCACATTAAGAAATTCTTTAAGAGTTGCCATTATTTTTCCTCTTTTTTCTTTGGTTTCTCTTCCTTTGGTTCTTCTTCCGGCTCTATCTCTTTCTCTACTTTTGGTTCCTCTTCTTTTGGCTCTTCCTTTGGCCTTATTGCTTGGTCTTTACCAGTTTTAATAAATCTGGCAGGATAAATAGCAGGATTGAGTCGTTGTAATAGCGTATTGATAAAGCTAAATATAGTTTTTCTACCAGCCAGTAAGCTATCGAGTTCAATATAAAATATTTTACCAAGATAGCTAAACTTAATTCGCGTATCTACCATTTCGTATTTCACACGCTTTGTTATGCCGCCTCTTTCAGCCTCTACCATATATTCATTATATTCAATTTCTCCCGGAGCGCGCTCTGTGCTCATATCTCTAAGCAGTTCGAGTGATTCGCTGAACATATCTTTATTATCATTCATATAATTTCTCCTTTTATTCTTACTTATCTTTAGCAAATAATAACTAAATTGCTACTTACCGAGCCATCTAACCATAGCTTTTTCTGTCATATATCCACTATCATCATATGCAGACTCTCCTTCCTCTTCAATCCACGGATTATTCTCATCGGATCGAATTACTTGCTGCTGATGATATTCTTTTATGCTTTCATCATCGAATTTAAATGCAAATTCATCCTCGTTACTGCTGGTTAAACTGGCTGGCACAAAAGCGCTTAACATTGGTCGAATAAACATCAATATTGCAAGTGAAATCACAAGATCATCCGTATAGCTTCTGAGAGCCTGGGCTCGATTTCCTTTCCAAATAAATGTTTGTAATTCACTTAATAATCGTGATGAAACAAGTTGATACACCTCGTTGTCAATATCTGCCATAAGAGTATTAATAATTTTTGGCCGGGTTTTAGCTGTAGTCTCCCAACTGGCTCTGCGTTTTTTTGTAAGATAAAGATTTAAGTATGGATCTAATTGATCGCGATAAAGCTTCTCAAAAGTAGCCAATCCCCAGCTATTAGATTCGATAATAACATATGCATTATTATAATAGCGCGCTACTATCTTTATAATATTAGCATAGTCATGAACTCTAACTGACTTGTTTTTATACTCGCATACTTGCTTATTATCTCTCAATCTTATCAACTGAAAAGCAGATGCGTCCTGTTCATTACCAGTCGCAACATCGGCGGATAATATATATTTTTCAGCTGGGGCCGGGAGATCCCAGATCCACAAACCAGGCATTGTATGATATTCGTCTTTTAACAAACTCTTGGCAAGTTTATCACTCATTGGTAATTTGTATTTTATTAATGGTTCTGTAACATTTGCGGCTAATTTTTTCAATAACTCGCCCGAGATCACCGTATCGCCGGAACCAACAAACTCGCACATGATTTCTGACCTAAACCTGCGTTTTCCAAGTTGACGACGTTGTTGAGCTAACCACTTGTCATCGCGGCCTGGATATTCCTTCCAACATATATCTATAGAATTAAAGTCATTTACTTCATTTGTAGCGTCTTCATAAACTCTGTGATATAAATTGCCCATTCCATTGGTAGTAGATATTAGTACTGCATTCCCGCCTGTTGAAAGAGTCGGCCAGGCGGCTGCCCAAATGTTATCTGCGTACTCTTGAAATGCTATTTCGTCCAGTATCAACAATGAAAGTGATTTGGAGCGTCCCGCTTCTCTTGTCTGCGGGATGGATTGAAACTGTGAGCCGTTTGATAAATTCAAACCATGCTTGGTTTTATCTATCGCATCTACCTGTAAAAAGCCTGGCAGGAGATCGAAATTATAACGTGCTTTATCTTTAAATTCTTTGGCGTGAGAATCGCCAATTGAAACTACAAGTACTGTTTTATCGTTGTGAAAATTAATTAACCATAAGCCATAACAAGCCGTCAACCACGATAGTCCCATCTGTCTTGGTTTCTTTATGATATTAAATTGCTTATTTTGATAGCACCCTATTACTCTTTTTTGATAATCGAATAACCGAAAAGGAAGTACACCCTTTACGCTATCAACTATATAACAATAATTATCTATAAAATATATTGGGTCCTGTTTGCAGCGTTTGAACTCCTGAATTGGATCCGCAGTTATAGTTGTGCCATTGTTTAATTGTATTGTCATTATATTACCGTTTTTATAATTTTCCTCTTATTTGTCACCAAGTGATCCCACATACGACTATCAACTTGAAATCGGCCAATTTTATAGTCTTTGTTGTCCAGACCTAATCCATGGTAATGGGAGATGCGTGCCACTATTATACGGTAGCTATATCCTGTACCGAAATCCGGAGTAGTTCGACCAGTAATTTTGCCGACCAACCATTCGCCGGGAGATGTGGTATGGTAAAAAAAATGATCGCCAATTTTCATTATATTATTGCCTTTATAATCTTTTTCTTATCAATAACTAACTCCATACGTTGCCACATAAGACAACCTACTTGAACTTGGCCAATTTTATCGTTCTTGTGTTTTAAGCCGAACATACTATAATTAGAGATATGTGCCGCTATCATACGATAGCTATATCCTCTACCAAAATCATCAGGTGCGGCGTCTCCAACAAGCTTGCCCAATAACCACTGATCGGGGTATTTAGTATGGTAAAAAAAATGATCGCCAATTTTCATTATATTATTGCCCTTATAACTTCTCGCTTGTCATCAATTTTCCCCATATGCTGCCACATAAAACTGTCAATTTGAACATCACCAGTTGTGCCTTGTTCATCAAAATCATATGAACGATAATCTCGGATATGCATCGCCACTATGTGAAAACGATAACCGTTGTAGCCGATAGTACGGGGAGATTTGCCCATGATTTTACCAACCACCCACTCGTCAGCTTGTACGTGTTGATAAAAAAAATAATCGCCAATTTCAAGTTTCATGAAAATATCCGCCTAATTACTTGCTGTTTGTGTTGTAAATTATATATTCTCTGACTTATAGTCGCCATCTCACTAACTGGATCCATAGCCCCGCGGCGTGCTACGCTCTGCATGCTCTTGCTGTTTATATCCCATATTATCGCATTAAATACTATAATCGGTTTAAGATGATGCGTTACTCGACCCAGTAACCAACTAAACTTCTCGGAGTAGTAAAAGAAATAATCGCCGCTTTCCATTATAGCCACTCTTTCTTGTCAAATGTTTTGATAATCATTTCTTTTTGTGCCTCAAGCAGTTCTTTATGAAAAGTTATACCCTGACTCCAATCTTTAATATTCAAAATATTTCCTATTGGATAAAATGAGGAGCCCCTGGCGTGCTCATGCTTTCCAACAAAACATAATATCTCAGTTACTTTAGCATATAATTCGCCTCTCACGGTTACTACTTTGCATTTCATCAATCCAAGACCATCGACTTGATGAGTTAATTGAGCGTTATTAACTCTTATATGGTATACAATATCTCTAG